TGGGTCTGTAATTGTTGCCGCTCCTCTATCTAATGCATCTGTATTTGTTACTAACGACGAAAGAACTATAATTGTTCTTATTGAGGATCGAGTCATTGAGGTTGATGATGAAAACAGATCAATTTATGTACTTGAAGAAGACAGGACTGTAGAGGTAATTTAAATGGGTGTATTGGCATCATTCACAAAGACTACGAATAGCGTTCTAGATTATTCGTTTGATTGGACAGACTGGCTTGGCGATACATATACCATTGCATCTAGCACTTGGAGCATTCCTGATGATTTGGTTCTTGATTCATCCGAATCCTCAACCAGGCAAACCACAGCATATATATCAGGAGGAGTTAACAGAGCTTCGTATCAAATCACCAACAAGATAGTTACTAACGGCGACGACCCTTTAACAGCGGAAAGAAGTTTTAAGTTGACCATCGAAGATTAAAACTTTAGATGGTAAAATCAGTTAACAAATCATGGAGAGACAACTGTGTCAAACGCCGCCGAAGGAACTAAACACGCCATCGACGCCATTTCTGTGTTCACAGTTGTTGGCACACTATCGGATATGCTTCCGCCTATCGCAGCGTTAGTCACAATTGTATGGACTGGTATTAGAATCTACGAAACCAAGACAGTTCAGAAAGCTCTCAAGAAGAATAAAGGCGAAGACGAATGACATACCATCTTGGCGTAAATATGTCCTCGCCAGACTTCTTCTTAGATTCATCCCGTGGGGTTTATAACAACGTATCAAGCGTTCATAAGTTCGGCGCAGTACCTTCTATGTCGCAGAGCCAATCTGGGACTATCTGGGATGTCGATGACACTAACTATCCCTGGGCTTCTTTTGATTCTTCTGGGACATTGTCAGTCCCTTCTGTCAACGCATCAGATGATGCGAAAACAGTTGTGATCGAGGGGCTAGGTTCTGATTACGCTACGCTAACAGAGAATGTCACAGTCAGTAGCTCTGGGGCAGTAACCACTACAGGGTCTTTTAAGCGCGTTTATCGAGCATACCTCATAGACGGTTCTGCAACTAATGTGGCTGATATTGTTATTCAAAAGGGCGGGGTGACAGTCGCTAAGATCACTGCGGGAAAAGCTCAGACTTTAATGGCGATCTACACCGTACCGGCAGGACACTCAGCCTACTTAATTGGCGGGGTTGCCACATGCCAAGATGGGGCTGATGCGACTGGCAACATGTTTGTTCGATATTTCGGGCAGGATTCGTTCCGTGTGGGGCATACCTTTGAGCTTAGCGGTGATGGTGGTCCATATGACCATGTGTTTGGCGTACCACTCAAGATTCCTGCAAAGTCGGACATAGATGTTCGTGCGACTGTTCGATCTAACAACGCTCGCGTCACAGCAGCCTTTGACATACTCCTTATTGCGGACAAATCGTAATGGATCCATTAACCGCAATAGCTGCATTTAATGCAAGTTATGCGGTAGTCAAGACAGCCGCACAGAACGCGGGTGAGATATCCGATATTTTCGCAGGTATCGGAAAGATGATGACCGCGAAGCAAGCCGTTGAAAAAGCCGCTAGCAACTCCCCAGAAAAGTCTGACCTAGAACTGTACGCGGCCAAGGTCGAGCTAGACCAAAAGTGGAGTGAGGTCAAAGAAATCTTGCACTGGACTGGGCATTGGACGGCATACGAAAAGTTCGTTCAAGACCGGCGCGAGGAAGAGAAACAACAGAAACTAGCGGCAGTGCGTGAAGCGCAACGCAAAAAGAAAATGTACGTCGACATTGCGATTATTGTTGGGGGCGTACTAATGACTATTGCAGTCATCTTGGCGTTTATATGGGCGATCTCTGCAGCGAGGTGATGTATGTGGATACTGTTTGTGATTTTTCTGGAGGCTGATCGGTATATGGTCTCTCCTCAAGGCGTATATCCCATGATGGATGATTGTTTTGAGGCTAGAGACTTCTTTATGGCGACCGCGCCAAAACCTAAAATTAACTATGAGGCGATCTGCGTACAAACAGATCACGAAATCGGAGGCGCGTAATGCTCGGTGTTATCGGCAAAATGCTTGGCTCAGGTGACGTTATCAAGAAAGGCTTAGATCTGATTGATGACATGCATACCTCAACCGAAGAGGAAATCGCTGCTAAGTCGAAAGCGAAAATTGACTTAATGAATGCATACGCTCCCTTCAAAATCGCCCAACGCTACTTGGCGTTAATGTTTGGGTTAACATTTTTGTTAACTTATGCTCTTGTTTTGACAATGACCATCATAGGCCAAGGCGATCCAGACGCAGTAACAAAAGTCATGGATCAGTTCAGCATTAACTATGCGATGTTGATTATCTTAGGGTTCTACTTTGGCGGAGGAGCCGTCGAAGGATTCATGGAGAAGAAGAAGAAATGACTTGGGATTCACCTTACTTCACGAAGGAAGAGATGAGATGCCAGTGTGGGTGCGAGCAGGACGGTATGCACAGCGAATTTATGGAGAAGCTGACGAGCCTACGAGCGGATTGGGGTCAGCCGATGACAGTGACGAGCGGATACCGCTGCCCGAATCATCCCATAGAGGCGAAAAAAGCAAAGCCAGGGACTCACGCAAGCGGCAGGGCAGTTGATATAGCGGTTCAAGGAGAAGATGCATACAATTTCTTGTGTGCGGCGCTAGGGCATGGATTTACTGGGATAGGTGTGAACCAGAAGGGTTCCTCGCGCTTCATACATCTGGATGATCTAACCAGAGATGAGGGGTGGCCTCGACCGACAGTCTGGTCATACTAGGTATATGGGTCAATGGAGAAAAGGAAATTTCCGAAGACCCAAGCGGAGGCATTAAGACAAAATGCTACATACTACTTCACTGGCGTACCATGCAAGCATGGTCACATATGCGAGCGGTTCGCTAGCAACAAGAACTGTCGTGAATGCCTTAGAATACGCAACAGAAAAAGAACGCTGCAATCCGACTACTGGATCGACTATGGAGACGAGCAGTACAAGGAGCGTAAGCGAGAATACGCAAGGAAACACTACCAACGAACATCGCACAAGCGCGGCGTACAGGTCCGAAGACGATTCGAGAAGTCATCTAGGGTATCAACAAAGAAAGGCGCTATCGCACTACGCAGAGTGCAACTTGAAGCCCAACTACTCTCTATTGATACTGGCGTAAAGTACGAAGTAGATCACATCATCCCACTGGTACATGATCAAGTTTGCGGACTTCATGTCCCAGCTAACGTGCAAATCCTGACCAAAGCTGAGAACCGGCAAAAGGCATCCCGTTTTGACTCAGACAAACAGTCGCAGATTCAGGACGAATTACTCAAAAAAAAGCCCACCAAAGTGGGCTAAGATTGTCTGCATAGGGGTACAGACAGAGGGAAAAAGTTCGATGAACTCCATTGCAATTTACATGCCTACTACTTTATTTGCAATGTTTGCAAGCGAATTGTCTTGGCGTCTTTTGCCGGCGTCACTTTTTCTGGCTGAGCCTTGTAGTGTCGTGTAGGCCACTTAACGGTGCGGTCGCCAACCTGTGCTGATTCGTGATCTTGCATTTCCGACATAATCTTGGTCTGCAATGCGTCAATCTCGCTCTCGATGCCTTTGATTTCCTCGCGCAATCTGACCAGTCGTTCCACATCATCAGTGAGGCTGTGGAGTTCAACAGGATCAGTATTGCCTCCTTTGTGTGTTTTGGAACAATCATCTACATTCACCGGCGGGTAATATCTTTCTGTAGCGACTCTATCACGGAAATCAAGACAGAGATCGCCAATCACTTGTTGCATCACTGGATCGCAGCGATAAATCTTGTAGTGACGGTGGTTACCTCGATGCACCGTGGCGATAATTCCAAACTTAGCATCAACAGCCATCATCTGCATCTGTAGCTGCACTGGTCCACGCCATAAAGGAGTCTCTCCAATAAAGGGCGCTATTGTCGTCTTTACTTCAATCGGGACCGGACCACTAAGCTCGATGTGCGATAAGTCTCCATCAATCTCAACCAAGTCACTAGCAAATATTGTTTTAAGGACTGGCAATGTAACAAGTGCATCCATAGAGCATTGCCAGCTACCATCTTCGGCGTAAAAAACAGATGGGGATAGTTCTGGGTCCGGCAGTCCAAGCTCTTGGCAAACATCAATCGCAATGGGTTCTTCAAATAAGTTGCCGCAGTAAGCGGGTTCGCTATGGGTATCATCGCGCTTGTACTCTCCATTCTTTGCTGCAATAGACTTACGCAGTTCATCGTTTGGCGTAGAATATGGATGCCCTTCCTTGGCGATCAACCAGGCATACAGGACGGCGACTCTACTGCCACTCATCAATCGATCATCGGATAACTTTCCCACCATAATATGATTCCTTTTGTCTAATTAGTTGACACCTAGATTAAGTGGCGTTAATTTAGTTGTCAACAGGAGGAGTTATGACACTTGAAGAAACTCTTAAATATTATGGAAGCGTCAAAGCGATGGCTGACTCGATCGGGGTTAGTCGCCAAACAATCTACTTGTGGAAGGATAAGGGTCGAATCCCCTTCGCTAGGCAAGCGCAAATTGAACTCGAAACTAAAGGGAAGTTAAAAGCGAGGTAAGTATGACTTTACAAGGCTTAGAACACATCATCTATACGTTGACAACTCTGAGGACACAAATGATGGATAAACCTGACCCGATGGTTATGGAGCTTATCCAAGAGAGCATTGTTTTGTGTAGAGAAGATATAGCAAAAAAAGAAGAGAACAAGAAATGAGCAACCATTGGGAAAATCGTGTGAACAGAAAAATAGACCCAGAGGATATTCCTTTGATCCACGCACTATATGCAGAAGGATTAACCCAGAAGCAGATTGCTGAAAAGTTTGAGATAACGAATGCTCATGTCAGCAAGATACTGAAGGGTAAGACCTGGACGCATCTAGTCTTTCAGTCAAACATTATTAAGCAGCAAGAAGAGCCACAGAACCACAAATGCCATTGCGGAGAGAAAGCGGTAATTATTGAAGATGGTGTCTATGAATGTGGAACATGCTGGGCAAAGTTTAGGAGAAAGTGTGCCAATTAATAGCAGAAACAAAGGTGCAAGCGGTGAGCGCGAATGTATCAAAGCGATCTACGACCTTACCGGCATCGACCTAAAGCGAAACTATTCGCAGACTGCTTTTGGAGGACATGACCTGATCGGCTTAGACGATTGGGCTATTGAGGTGAAACGCTACGCTGCTGTAGAAACCGCAAGCAAAAAGATTTGGTGGCGACAGGCCGTGGACCAGGCGAAACGAGTCCACAAGAAACCTGTCGTCATATACAGAGCAGACCGCCAACCTTGGCGCTGTATTGTGCAGTATCCGCTGCACCCAGAGTTGTATGACATCGAAGACTTTCGGTGTACATGCGACGTAGACCTAGAGCTATTCTGTGGATGGCTCAGAGAAGAAATGTAAGGAAAAACGATGGACCTATCTCAGGTAAGTAAGGGCGGGAAGATGAAGCCGCCAAGGATATTGATTTATGGACAAGCCGGAATTGGAAAAACGACTTTTGGATCGGCAGCGCCAAAGCCTATCTTCCTGCCTATCGAGGACGGACTTGGCAAGATCGAAGCAGATGCTTTCCCAAGCCCAAAGTCATACACAGAAGCCAGAGATTCGCTTGATGCCCTTATCAAGGAGGATCACGACTACAAAACCATAGTGGTGGACTCACTAGACTGGCTAGAGCCGCTGATTTGGTCGCACACTTGTGATGCCAATGGTTATAAGACCATTGAGCAACCAGGATACGGTAGAGGCTATGTCGAGGCTCTCAAGTATTGGCGAGAGTTCTTGGATCGACTGAACTATCTGCGCGACATGAAGGCGATGCAGACGATCTTGGTCGGTCACTCGATCATTCGTGAGTTTAAGTCGCCAGACACCGATGCATTTGATCGCTATCAGATCAAGCTGCAACAGAAAGCGTCTGACCTTGTTTGCGAACATTCGGATGCAATACTGTTCGCCAACTATAAGAAGTCGACCATGAAGTCTGAATCGCGTGGCGGTCAACGCACACGAGCGATTGGGTCAGGGGAGCGCATTCTTTACACAGAGGAGCGCCCCGCATGGCTAGCAAAGAATCGCTATGATTTACCTCCAGAGATGGAGCTTTCATACGATGCGTTCCTCAAAGCATTAAAAGGAGAAAAGTAATGTTTGATGCAACTCAATATGTGTCGCAGAACACTCAATCTGCACCAATGGATCGTTCACCGATTCCAGAAGGAAACTATGTCGCCAAGCTGACTGGCTTTGAGCGTCGCGCAATGAAGTCAGGTAATGGCGAAATGCTCAACGCCGAGTTCACTGTTACCGTAGGTAGCACTGCACGAAAGTGTTGGCATAACTTTAACTTCACGCATACAAAAGAACAGACGGTTGAGATTGCCTTTCAACAGTTTGCGAACCTATGCGTCGCAGCGGGTTACAACTCAATCCAAG